CCAGTTCTAAGGATAACTGGTTGGAGAGTTTTTCCCATAAAAAAACCTAAAATAAAGGCTACAAATATTATTACATAAGCCACCTTGTCTAAAGATGCAAAAATGTCTTGTTTTGGGGGATCAGCTACCGGTGGAGGAACAATATATTGAGATGGTGGAGGGTAATAGTATTGATCCACCTGCTGCTCGGGTTCATGTTCATGGTCCATCTCCCCATCTTTCTCATCCAATATATCCGTTGGATTATACTCTATGGGCTTCCCAATATCAGTTTCCATATGTATAATAGTTGTCCATTTTTTTAAGCTTCATATTCCTCATCACTATCGTCGTCATCGTCGACTACGAACCCCTTTAAATTACCATTTTCATCCTCTTCGCTGTCGGATAGTTCATCTTCTGTATCCGTTTCAGTTTCGCATAGATCTTCATCTGATTTGTCATAATCTGTATCGTACTCACCTTCTGAATAATCGTCTTCGAATACGTCTTCTGTAGGTTCTAAACGATCAGGCTTTTTAGAAATTCGCCCTGAACGTGTGAGTACATGAGTAGTGCAACCTGTGTCTACGGTCATTTGATACAATTACTCGTATTCCTTTTAAATGTATTTAGGTACAAATTCGAGCTTACGATGAATAGCCTCGCTCATTAAAACTCTTTCAAACTCTATTCCTAACCTAGTCGAGATTTTAGCAATATCATCTGCATATTCCTGTTCTGGTGTCTCTAAAAACATTGGAATTTCATTTAAGTGTACTAAAGCTTGATGTAAAAACTTTTGTGACTGACCAACGTGCGCCTTGTACTCCTTTGCAAGGCCTATATTAGCTAAAAATGCCTTATAATGTGACTGGTTTATACCAGAATACTTATGCGTTTCTTTGATTAGTTCGTGTACGATATCTAAACTAGTGTCTATAAACGTGATCTTGGATATCATATACGCAAATATACCAATCAATAGAATAACAAACATCCTATAATACACTGAGTATTTTATCTGTAAGAATATGTTCACGCTTCTTACATGAACAATCTTGACCAATTTGAGTTTTTACTATATTAAACTGTGTATCGGTTTTATTACACGTGTTGCACTTATAATTGGTGTTAACGACGGTTTTAAATTTAGATTTTTTGGTTATACTTTTAATAACTAGATCTGTACCCGGTGGTAAGATGTTTTTAATCATGAACTTCTTCAATAGATTTACACTCTCGAGAGGATCTTCTTTTTTTACTTCTGGACAAGGTATGCACATATTATTAGGCGTTTCGACAAACGGTGCTTTATACCCATCCTTGTATAGTTCACGGAATATCTTGTCGGGTAATTCATGCTTTCGTCCGTAAAAATCTTTACAAAACCCGTATCGTCTACCTTTCATGGTGGGACATGTACAAAAACATCGTTGTGCAATAGTTCTTCCTTCTATCCTAAACCATACGTGATTAGACATGTGTTCTCGACGAAGATTTTCACAATACCGAGAGTTTGTTCCCACTAAAAAATTATTTTTATCTTTGAACACTTTTGTAATTTTAGAATTATTTTGTCCTTCCAAATTTTTTTGAATAAAAGATTCGATTTGAAAAATAATTTTTTCATCCGTGTAAACATTTTTAGTTTCCCGAAGAGAAAAGCCACCTTCCTCACGTTTCGATCCTTCGATTATAACGGGGTTCGTCACTTGTGTACGCAGCGTAGACATGTGCATAGTATCAACATTCGGACCCTTATCATGAATACGGGTAAGACCCCCATTTGCATGCGCATACATGAGTACCGGTTTGTAAGCTCCGTGATATTCACGCTTAACATACTTATGAGCCCATGGCATCCGAAAACCACTACCTTTAGAGGTTCGTCGCCCACCCCCGTACACGGCCGTGTCCACTATATCACTCCACGACTTACCCGGAAACATCAGGTTCAGGGACGATACGATGTGAGAATGTAGCGCCATAGCCGATCCGTGATCGACGACAAAATCGGGCCAGTTCATGTGAATACCATACTTAATCACACCTTCACCACACGATTTTGGTTCAGCCACGGATATGAGAACATCTTTTCCACCAAAATGCGTAACGCGGTCACAAATTGTACGGGTATACTCTTCGAGTCGCTCGAATGGTATATCTTCTGTATCTTTATAATCGAGATCGACGAAAAAGTTAAACGTATCCGTTTTCTGTTCAACAAGACAGACACGTTCACCGGATTTCACACAGTCAACATATATCGAGTAAAATTCATTCAATCTATCAAAAGGAACAGATAGACGGCTATTAGATCCACCGTCCATGAGCACATGTGATAGATTGGAGCCTTCCTTAAAGACGAAACCGTCTTTCAGACACCTAGATCTAAACATACTTACATTTGTATAGGGGTTTTCTTTTAATACTCTTCTTCGTGCCATATAGAAGTCCTGCACGATACGTCCCTATATTCTTCCTCTTGAGTACTAAGTTCTTTTTTTTCTACTAAAAGTTCGTAGACTGTTTTAGTTCTAATATTTTCTATATATTGCTCCGCTCTCTCTTCGCTATAAGACTTCCTATCGATTAACAGTTCTTTAATTTGCTGAAGGATATAGTTCTTCGACTTCATTATTTTATAGAAAAGGTTTTTCTGTTAAGAGAAGTCACGCATGCGTAAAATTCTGGGTTGTTCACGACGTTTTTTACAATTCGATCCCAACATCTTCGTACATTGAATTCATGTAATGTATCGAAGCTCATAAAATCATTCTCGTCATACGTTCTTTTCATGTGTATTTTCTTAGTCTGCATTTTATACTTTTCTTCGTTAAACCTGCGTATAAGCTCTAATTGTTCAGTTTTTGAATAATCAACAAAAAATATAAATACTGTATACTCTAGTTCGACACTGGGGCTTTCTTTTACTGTAAATGAATAACTGGTATATTCTCCGCTTTTTAAAGAGACGACCCCCCTAGTCTCTTCCTCTAGTTCACGTAATGCACATCGTATAGGACAAAAGATCTCGCGACGTCTACATCCCCCGGTTACAAAAATCCACTCTTTGAATCTTTTGTCTCGCACCGTGAGAAAACGGGGTGTATCACCAGCAAACGTTACGGGTATAGCTATAGCTTTATGTTTTTTCATTGCTCATTAGCCTCTACAATCCCCTGATAAGATTATTGAGGCGAAAGTTTCTCAGGCATAGACATAGCTCCCATGGTCATCATGGGTTGATTCTGCGGGTCAAAAGTGGGGGCCGCACCCTGACCAGCGTCATCTAGATTCGCCGCCGGCGCGTGTGCACCGCTCTCTTCCTGTTCCATATACATCTCATCTTCCTCGGCTGCGCGATCGAGAACATCCTTAATTTGGGTGATATCATCCTTAGAACGTCTGAGTTCACGGTACATATAAACAGATGCAACAACACAAACGGCTACGGCTACGAGAAGTGCGGTCTCGCGATCAAATGCAAACATGCTGTAATTATTACGGTCATCTTGTTTTTAAGTAGATACAATTACACCCATATTGGATCTTTCAGTGGTTGGGCACTGATATCCCTGTTGTCCAAATTGTATTTCCTGGTAATGACCATCTTTGCATTTTGCATTCTCTACTGGAATATATTTATTAAGTGTTCCGGATTTAGGATCGTAGGTGATCATAAAAACGAAAAATACGAGAAATAAGAATCCCCACATTTAATACTAGTTGGGAAAATACTATGTGTTCATTTAGTTGCTGTACATTAAACCACCCATACCATTTTCTATGCGTAAAATGTTAAGATTTACACCGTACACATCGGCATCGAAACCAGGGCCACCTTCAGTTAAAAGGCGAGCGCTGTCCAATCGGCTGAAATTCAACGAGCCTGTAGGCTGAAGCTTACCAGTGTCTAAGCAGAAGGGGTAGATGAAAAGTTTCTTGGAAGCACCGTCGGCGGCAATGGTCGTGGTAGACGTGTAAGTTAAACCGTTAATCGCAGCCTGAACTTCACCAACCGCGCTGATAGTAGGAGCCGCGGAAGAAGTCGTCGTGGTAGTGACGATCTCTAGGGGCTTGGAAGACGACGTGTGGTAATACTCGCTGATCGCCGTGTAATGAGGATCAGTGTACTTGAAGTCGGTAACATCAGTGCCGTTAATCTGAAGCTTAATCTTAGAATTATCATTAGCGACACCTAATACCGCAGGGTGATAAGAAGTTAAATACTTTACGGGATGGTTCATATTGATTTCCTGAACAGTCGAGCCAGAAGCGATAGACTTCTGAGT